GTATCCGGTACTGCTTGATACGGTCACAGTCAAAGTTAACGAAAGCCGGGCATCATCATAACCGGCAAAAAAAGCCGCCAGCGGCAGGAACGGAAGCTGGCGGAGGTAATCCCAATGGAGAATGTAAAGAAAAGATGCTTTCGTATATCGGTTTTTAAATGAAAACAGTTCTCATTGTCAACCATAACGGTAAGAAACTATGACATTTGTTCATCAGGTGATGCTGTACTTCTGTACGGCAGTCTGTGTTATGTATCTTCTTTCGGGTGGGTACAGGGCAGTGCGCGATTTCTGGCGCAGGCAGATTGATAAAAGGGCCGCAGAGAAAATCAGTGCCAGTCAGTCAGCCGGAAGCAAACCTGAAGATCCGCTCATTCCGTAGTCACTTTCTTGACAACACCTTTCAACGAGAAAATCCTATGTCAGAAATAAAATCGCTGGTCACTGCTGAGGCAGTGAAGGAAGTCCTGCGCTCTGAAGAAGTCCGGAGCGCACTGAAACAGCAACTTCGGCAGAACCTTGAGGCGCGTCTTGATGCAGAAGTGGATGCCATTCTGGATGAATTGCTTGGTGCACAGCCGGAACCATCCCCGGAACTGCTTCCGGAACCACAGGCGGAAGATGTCACCACGGAAAATGGTGATATTCAGCCGGAGCCACCGGTGACGGATATGACAGACACACAACCCGAACCGGGCACAATGCTGTAACGGCGGGGCAGGGCCATCAGTAAAGAGCTGGTGGCCCTTTTGTTGTTGTGAGCTTCCGAGTACGGGAGACGGGGTATGTACCAGATGGAAAAAATCACAACAGGTGTGTCATACACCACGTCAGCGGTGGGAACGGGCTACTGGTTCCTGCAGTTGCTGGACAGGGTTTCCCCGTCTCAGTGGGCGGCAATAGGCGTGCTGGGGAGTCTGCTGTTTGGTCTGCTGACGTACCTGACGAACCTGTATTTCAAAATTAAAGAAGACCGGCGTAAGGCGGCCCGGGGAGAGTAAAGCGATGAAGAAAAAATACGAACTGGTTGTTAAAGGGATAAATCATTACCCGGATAAGATTACTGTTACTGTGGCACTGGAAATTGGTGGGTATCCGTCACTGTTGTTGCCATATGTGGCGATTAGTCTTGACCGTACTGAAGGTGCCACGCTGGAGTTTTACGAAGCTGAGGCGAAAAAACAGGCGAAGCAGTTTTTCATGGATATTGCTGCCGCTTTATGTGAAGGGGATGAGCAGTCGCCGGAAAAGCGCCCCATAATTTTAGAGGCGCAGGATGTGTTGATAACCTACAGAGGAAAACTACCGGGAATAATTACTGGTTCTCTGAAGACGCCACCGACGGCATTGCGGTCAGAAAACGATGATATTGAATCACGCATTGAAAAACTGGAGTGCTATATCGCTGAATTGAAAAAAAGCACCCCAACAAAAAATGAGGTGCTTGCAGCAGATGAAATGAAAGAAACTATTCTTGATCGCGCGGCGCATCTAAGCTGCGCTTCACTGTTGAAAGAGCATCTTCAGCAGCCTTGAGGAATCTTTTATCATCACGAGCAACTGTCTTTGGTATTTCTTTAATTAGATGTTCCATTTCGGCGATCAGGTAATCTGACACAGCGTTATTTTTACTTAGTGCATCCATTGCTTTGATTATCTTTGGGAGAAGAACACCGACCTGTAACTCAAGAGTAAAAATTCTGTCAAAAAGTGCTGTATTCTCTTTGCTATTTTCTTCACTCATATCTGTTCCTTATCTTTGCGAGGCAGCCATCTCGCATTGTTGAGTTTACGCTAGTGCCCACCACTGGCGGGCTGAAGACTTAACATATCCAGGGATTCGGAACCGATAAATCCTGATAAATATCCATGAACGCAAAAATCAGATACGGCCTGTCGACTGCCATTCTGGCGCTGATTACTGCAGGCGCATCTGCGCCTGACATTCTCGACCAGTTTCTGGATGAAAAAGAAGGTAACCACACCACAGCATACCGTGATGGTTCTGGTATATGGACCATCTGCCGGGGTGCCACGGTGGTGGATGGCAAACCTGTCGTTCCGGGCATGAAGTTGTCGAAGGAAAAATGCGACCAGGTTAACGCCATTGAGCGTGATAAGGCGCTGGCATGGGTGGAGAAAAACATCAGAGTGCCTCTGACCGAACCCCAGAAAGCGGGGATCGCGTCATTCTGTCCGTACAACATTGGTCCCGGTAAGTGTTTCCCGTCGACGTTTTACAGACGAATTAATGCTGGTGATCGCAGGGGAGCATGTGAGGCGATTCGCTGGTGGATTAAGGACGGTGGCAGGGACTGCCGTATTCGCTCAAATAACTGTTACGGTCAGGTATCCCGGCGAGACCAGGAGAGCGCGCTGGCGTGCTGGGGAATCGACAGATAAGCAGAATATTTTGCTAATAAATGACGTTGGCCAAGGCGGACGGATAACACGAAATCCTGCGAACTGGCAAAATGTAAGTGAATAAAAGTAAAAACCCCGTTTGTTGGCAGCAAGCGGGGTTTTGTTTTTATGGCAGTAAGCTATGGGAGGCTGCCTTGATTGATTTTAGCAAACTGATTAGGGAGTTGCGACTCATGATTAGTCAATTACCAAACTGGAAATTTTTGCTGGTCTGGAGCATCCCTTTTTTATGGGTAGTATCCCAGTTAATTGTGGCAATTAAGGGGTAGCTATGTCAGACAAACTCATAACGCCGGCAAAGGTCCTGTGTGTGATTGTCGGTATTTCATTTTCACTAATGCTGGTTGCTCTTTTTCTGTCCCTCGCCTGGGTGATGTTGTCTTCGTCGGGGCTGCTGGGGTGACAGTGACTGATGACATCAGCAGAGCGCTGGCTTTTGCTATTAAGTGGGTGGCTGTTGGTATTGCTGTGTCTCCGATGCTGTATGGGCTGGCAAAACTGGTCATTGCGCTGAAATCGTGAACTTTAAAAAGATGAGTGCTGAACTTATTCGGGCAATGGCATTTGCCATTCGTATTGTGGCCATTGCTGTTCTGGTCTGGGCGATTAACAGCTATGGCCAGCAGGGCGAACCCGCCACCACCACGTTCCGGATTAATGCGCCTGCAGCGCCTGCCGGTGTTGAACTGACGCCGGGGTATTTTCAGATAACGGCGGTCCCGCGTCTTGCGGTGTATGACCCGACGGTACAGTTTGAATTCTGGTTCTCAGAAAAACGCATCACGAACACAGCACAGGTGGAAAAATCTGCCCGTTATCTGGGGACCGGCAGTCAGTGGAGTGTCTCCGGTCCGCACATTAAGCCCGGAAAGGATTTCTGGTTTTACGTGCGCAGCGTCAACCTGGTGGGTAAATCTGCTTTTGTGGAAGCCAGCGGGCAGCCCAGCAATGATGCTGCGGGCTATCTGGAACTTTTCCGGGAAAAGATAGGAAAAACGCATCTGGCAGAGGCGCTGTGGGCAGAGATTGACAACAGTCAGCTGAAGGACGAGATGGCGGAAATGCAGACCACCATCACAGAAACCCGCAATGAAATCACACAGACGGTCAGTAAAACGCTGGAGGACCAGAACGCCACCATACAGCAAATCCAGCGTGTGCAGACGGACACAAATAATGACCTGAACAGCATGTGGGCGGTGAAGCTACAGCAGATGCAGGATGGTCGTCGCTATATTGCCGGTATCGGTGCCGGTATTGAGAACACCCCTGACGGGATGCAGAGCCAGATACTGCTGGCAGCGGACCGTGTGGCATTCATTAATCCGGAGAATGGTGATACCACACCCGCACTGGTCACGCAGGGGGGACAGACGTTTATCAATGAGGCCCTGATAAAGGTTCTTACCGCCCCCACCATTACCAGCGGTGGCAATCCCCCGGCATTCTCCCTGACGCCGGACGGCAGGCTGACGGCCCGTAATGCCGATATCAGCGGGAATATCAGTGCCAGTTCCGGTACGCTGAATAACGTGACGATTGCGGAAGACTGCACCATTAATGGAACGATGAGCGCTGACCGAATCATTGGTGATATCGTCAAGGGATACACGGTTGATATGGGGCAGGGCGTAATGACTCAGAACCAGCTGACTTTTCAGAAAATGATTTTGCTGAAAGACAACATGCCGTTTGATCGCAAGCTTATGCTTATGGCGTATTCATTTTCCAGAGGTGAATTCATCATGAAGATAAATGACAAAGTTGTCGTTCATGCCAGGTCAGGCAAAGTCAAAACCGGGGAGCGGGAGGTCCAGATTTCCAAAAACGCCAGCAGATATGAGCCGGTATATTCTGATGTTGGCGGAAGTGCGTCAGGCTCATGGAGTATTCCTGCCGGACAGGGTGATGTGCGGGTTGAAATTACATTCAGGTATGAAGCAGATGTGCTTTTTTACATGGGTGGTTCAATACTTCATGATAAGAGTAAAATTCGGATCCATGACCCGGTTCTGTTTTACCTGAAATCCTATACAGACGATTTTGATACCGCATCGTGACAGGTGGATAGTGAGGTTTCATCCATCTGTTCGTGATTGCCGGAAAACGACAAAAGCCGGACATCGTACATTATCCACGGGTGCCTTTGACTGACGGCACCCTTTAACACCAGCCAGTCACAATTTATACCCCTGATCGCAGACCGGGTAACCGGTACTGCGGTTTTTTTTATGGGAGAAATCTATGACAGTCAGAATATCGGGCGTGCTGAAGGACGGCACCGGGAAGCCGGTGCCGGGATGCACCATAGAGCTGAAAGCGCGACGCACCACAGAGACAGTGATAGTCACCACGGTGGCGCAGGGGCAGCCGGGGGAAACCGGCAGTTACAGTTTTGATGTGGAGCCGGGGTGGTACCGGGTGACGCTGAACACGGAAGGGTACGCCCCGTCGTATGTGGGTGACATTCTGGTGAAGGCGGATTCTGAGCCGGGAACGCTGAATAAATTTCTGATGGAACAGGATGAGGCGCAGTATTACCCGAAAGCGCTTGCAGAGCTGGAAGCGGTGGCAGCGGAAATCCTGAAGCGTGCTGAAGCGTCGGCGGCGAGTGCAGAGGAAGCGAAGAAACGGGCAGAGAATGCCCGGGGACCGGCGGGCGAGAAGGGGGACACAGGTCCACAGGGTGCCACAGGGGCACAGGGACCAGCCGGGGCAACGGGGGCGGTCGGACCAAAAGGTGAGCCGGGGCCAAAGGGAGAACGGGGAGAAACAGGTCCACAGGGACCGAAGGGCGATAAAGGTGACCCGGGCGGACCGCCGGGGCCGAAAGGTGACACCGGCCCACGTGGAGAGGCCGGACCACCCGGACCACAGGGTCCGGCAGGGCAAACCGGCCCGAAAGGGGATAAAGGTGAACCCGGCGCAACAGGTCCGGCAGGTCCCGCAGGCCCTCGGGGAGAAACCGGCCCCGCAGGTCCTGCGGGTCCCGCAGGCAGTGTCGCCAGTGTTCCGGATGCCAGCACATCACAGAAAGGTGTTGTACAGCTGAGCAGCGATACCAACAGCGATGATGAAACAAAAGCGGCAACCCCAAAGGCTGTGAAAGCGGTAATGGCAGAAGTGCAGGCAGCAAAAACGAAGGCAGAAGAGGCAGCAACCCGGGCAGCAGTCCCCGGACCGAAGGGGGACAGGGGGGAACCTGGCGCACCTGGTGCAGTGGGGCCCGCAGGCCCACGGGGACCGGCTGGTGCAGCTGGTCCCAAAGGTGATGCAGGCCCGGCAGGGCCACGAGGTGAAAGGGGACCAGCGGGGGCACAGGGTGTTCCGGGGCCGGTTGGTC